TGTAGCCGTTGTGGTTAAAAAAAAGGCTTCTGAGCGCGCTGATTTACGTAAGTTACACGACTTGCACAGTACTTGAAGATTTTCTAGTGAATGATCACCACCTGCTTTGCGTGGAATGATGTGATCGATGTGCATCTCACCATCATCAGTACCACAGTAAGCACACACGCGACCATCGCGCTCGAACACTCGCTCTCGTTGCGCTCTGTATCTTCTACTGTTGAGTTTATCTAATGCCATCCGTGTTTCTTCCAATGTGATAGAGCACGGCATGTATTAGGTTGCATGCCTTCTATTGTACGCACATAACCATATCTATGACCTATGTATCGTAAGCCCCAGTCTATCTGTTGTAATGGTGTAGCTGTACGAAGCCACTCACTCTTACCTTGTGGTATACCATAAACTCTTTTAGATCCATTGAGATTACCTACTGCTTTGTAATTCCAACCTGATTCTTTTCCGTACAAAACGCTAATACATTTGTACAAATGATTTGTTAATTGTCCTTGAGCATATTGCTTAGATGTAATCGTTTTTGTTGGTGCTGTTGTCGCCCATTGAGCTGATCCAACGGAGAAGCATAGAGCTCCCCCTAACACGATTGCTACCGAGCGAGCTATCCGCTGAGCGGCTCGCTCTGAGCCCTTTGTGGGCTCTAGCCCTCTGAGTGTACTGGTCATGTCAAATCCATTTCTATAAGTGCAGGTCAGAACGGCGTGTCGCTTTTTATCAGTAACGAACTCTTCCAATTCCTTTTAATGCTTCAACATTCTCATCACCAATAGCCCACATAGAGCATCGCCATCTGTGTTTGATTAATTCCCCTGATCTAGTCATAAATGCCATGTTGGCAGGCAAATAAGCAGCATACGCTTGTGATTCCCATAATTGATTTACCCATCGACCATTGGAACTTAAAGGCACAAGACATATACCATTGGCATGTTCAAGCCATTTGTTTATCCATGGTGTAATCTTGCTAAATGGCGGATTCATCCAAACCCGACCTTCCCACGGAGAAGTCAGACCATCATCTTCTAGAGTGTATTTCCTGTCAGCAGGCACAACTATCATTTCACTATTGGATGATGCTACATCTAAATCAAATCGAACTCCCAATGCATCAAATACCCATTGTGGGGTGTAGCACTCATCGTTCTTTACTTTCTCAGGCATCTTTACCCCATCCTTTTCCTTTGAAGATTAATCCGGGAACTGAATAGATTCGATTAGCTTGTGCACCACAATCTGAGCATCGCACTAAATCATGATCCATAGATAATTCAAGCTCCATTTGAGTATTGCAAATAGGGCAACGATATTCATACATCGGCATTAGACGCTTCTTTCCCACAGGCTTTACACTCCCACCATTTGATTTTCCAGTCACCACATGAATCACATCGAACTAAAGTTTTATCCCAATCAATCTCCGGTGGTAAATCGTTGTACTTTGCTTTTCGCAATAGCTCCACCAAAGCAGATAACGGTAAAAGTGCCGCATACTCAGACACATTTTGCCCCTGACCGTTACATCTGAGAACAACCACCCCAAGACTCCCACTCTTGGCCGTTCTCGCTCTGCTTTGGCGAAGCCATGCGAGAGGCTGGAATTTAGCAACTGCCTTAACCTCGATGTCTAAACCCGAGATATTAAGGATGTCACCTGACGGATCAGCCCCTCGACCTACCGTAGCGTATGGCCACCACTCCCTCAAGTAGTCTGCAACCAGTCTTTCGGTAGCTAAACCTCTATTCCTGCGGTGTTGGCTTGGCATTTATCGTGTGACACTTGAGACAGCGTAGATAAACCTCATCAAGAGCTGTTGGAGTAATAGCCAAAGGTTCATTACAAAGATCGCAATAGATAACAATATCCTGCGGTTCTTCGAACTCTCCGCCCATGACGGTGGCTGTGCCATTGTCTAAGATTACCATTTCACCCATTTTTATGCCCTTACCTTCTGTGGTCGCCATGATCCATTCGGTGCGATTTCATACCAAATGATGTCCTCGCCTTTATTGCATCGATTCATCTCACCAGTAGCAGCTGCGGCGCATTTGAAATGACCCCACGGCTTGCCAGTCTTGCTCGTACCGGTAGCCCAATACATTTCACCATGCGGACAACGTGGCACATCTTTCTCCGTTGTACCACCAATGATTTCTTTTACAAGATTGACTGCATCAGCTGATGTCGTTGGTGCTGGAACTGTTTTAATAGTCCAGGGATCTGATTCATTTACGACAGGGATATATTCTTTTGCTGGCTCTGCGAGTTTTGCTCTTGTGACCTTAACCATTTCCTCTCGGCTTGGTCGCTTACTTTTGCTTGCATAACCAGCGTTCGCAAGCGCTCTGCCGATCGCGCTAGTTTCACAGTTTTCCAATGCGCTAGTTGCATTAACGCCTCGACTGCTAATCGTCTCCTCAGCGAGCCCTGAGGAGAACGGCGTGCTATCAGCGAAAGTACGATAAAGCCATGCTTTAACAATATATCTGTCATTTTGGAAGCTCACTAACTCTGTTTCTACTCGGAAATCCGGATAGTCCTTGATGAACTTCTCCAGTCTTACTTCTACTGTTTCGTAATCGTCTAGGTTAAACATAAAGTTCATCTTCTTCCGTTTGTAATTGCACCGCTATTGCTAGATAGGCTATTGCATCAATGTAGGAATCTGTGTGACTTGGTGACTCCTGGATTCTTGAGAGCTTGACTTCGACCATAGCAAGTGCAGCTTGAGAGTCTGTGATTGGGAAATCAAATAAATTGGATAGCCTTGCAGATATCCGACCTTGATTGATTTTCGGATGACCGTAGACCTTGCCACGATCTTGCATAATGTCGATTGCATTGATAAGTGCCTCAGTAGCTTTCACTTGCTCACCTGCTCGTAATACTTTCTGACCGCTTTGCGACCTTCAACCATTCCTTGATCGTATCCGCATTCTTGTCCTAATCTAAAGGAGAAGTAAGAGATTAAGCCAACACCTGCCACTATGAGGATTGTTAATGAGTTAATTATCATGATGCCCTTTCATGCCCCGAATCTCGGGAACAGGAAAAGTGTCGCACGACTATCTCGGTTTATTGGGTTGATTTTGATAACAAAACGGTAACAATTCTGAATCGTCCATCTGATCATCGATGTCTCGAATAACCTCGTTACCGAGTGCGCCCGTATCTCTTACCTGACACAACGAAAGTACCGTCCTTTTCAACGTAGATTAAGTCCACTTGGACATTCTTACCTATCTCGGTGACAATGGCGAAGGCTTGCTGCCAATTCGGCATAGAAACGTATTTGGCGGCTTTTACACTCATTGCGTGTCCGATTTCTACTCCATGCAGTACGCGCCTCACAGAGCCGTTGTAGGCCTCAGAAACGGCACTCCTGCCAGCACGATGCGTGTGCCCCATAATTGTGCTCACACCAGCCTTCTTGGCCTGATTTAAGGCACTCATGCCAGGATTAGGATTCAATCCACCTAAATCACCATGAATGGCTATCCAACCTCGAGCAATGGGATAAGCCTCTTTATGAAATTGAATGCCCAGTTCATCAAGCTTCATGAACTTCTCGAACTTGAGTTCAGGTAATGACAAGAAAGCTGGAATCTTCTTCATAATAACGTTGTAAAGTCTATCGGTATGATTGCTACGCACCGAATGGGCTTCCTTAGCGTATTGAGTCAAACGCCATAAGACATCGACCGTATGGTCACGATCATCAGCTAATGTCTGCTCGTACCATCCTGGAGTGTTTTCTGTCCATCTTGATATTTGTGGGAGATCGATTTCATCTCCAATAGTAACGACAGAATCGTGCTTAAACGCTTTTGCAAATAGTTCAAAGTTTCGTACAAGGTGTTGATCTTCATAGGGACATTGTAAATCAGGCCAGACTATTGTCCGTTTCATTAATCCTCGTCATCGTCCTCATACCAGTCAGGCTCTGGAATGTTTGGGTTGATTGGCGATGGCAGAATCCAGTCCGGATAAGCAGACTTCTCGCAAATTATTCCAAGTGCTATATCAGTTGTGAATCCAGCTTTCTTTAAGCCTTTCCAAAACTCATGTAGTCCAATGCAATACGCTTCTAGAGGAGAGTAACCCTGATCCTCTAAAGCCTTTGTTGCTCGTTTTGCCATGTGTTAATTGTCACCGCTCTAATAAAGAAATGATTGTTTCGACACGCGCTTCTAATCTTGTAATTCTGTCATTGATCGATGAACCACCATTGGGTTTTAGTTCAGCAAGATAATGTTTGACTAGCCAACGAATTGATCCGGTGAAACCAGTAATAATTGATATGACTGCAACTGCAAGTGCCGCCCAGTTAAGGGCGCTCATTATGCCGAAATACCCATGCTGTGATCGTTAGGGTTTAACCAACGAATGATTGGTGGCAAGCATGATGAAAGACCTGCGGCAATAAGTGCCTTTGGGTCAGTCACACCAGCTGCTGCAAGTGATAGAACTGCTACTAAAAATGCTCTAGCCCATGAGCCTGCTGCTGTCTTTAGGTCTTTCATTTATATCTCCTAGTTAATCGTTGCGTAAACCTGCATGGTGGCTGTGCCAGCACCGGTAATTCCGTAAAGAGTTTCATGATCTGATAATTGGACTGTGAGTTTGTCACCATTATCCATTTTGTATCCGGTGGTCGATGTGACGTTGGCATCGCCAATGTAAATCGTTCCGGATGATGAATGAAGGCTCACAACCTGGTCTGCTCGATTAGCTGCAAGAAGTATTGTTGCAGTTGTACCGACTGAGACTTGCGCTGTATATGGCATTACTTTCCCCCTAGCATCGGGATGTCGAACCAACTACCGTTCGCATCACCCTCTTTAGTGAATGAAATATGGATGTGATGATCGTGGCGGTTAATCCCATCATAAGTACGCCAACTCCAAGATTTCTTAGCGGAAGCGATTTTGCCTGAATAGATGATGTAAGCAATTCGTTTCTCACCGGACTTGGCACAAAGACGTATTTGGTCGGCAAGATAAGCAGCTGTACTGGGGCGTGTGTTGAGATCCTTATCCACATCAATAGCCCTGACGATTCCGTTAATCGGATCGGGATTATGATCACTCGGACGTGATGCATGACTCAGATCCCCGATCCAACCATCGCTGCGCCTATCGCGATCCGGATAAGAATCATCAATCTGCTCACGAAGCTGTTGCCCTGCTTTACAGAGAAGCGGCTTCATTAGCAATCATTTCATCATAGGTTGATTTAAGCATTGAGGTAAATTCTCCATTGCCTCGGTCAATAATTGCGTTCTTAATCAATTCACCAGTTACTGGGTGAGCAACTTCAATAAAAGATACATTTTCCATTTTACAACTCCGCACTAAAGCCAAGATAGGCTGTTGTATTATTTTGGCCAAAAGAATAAGGTCTTCCCGAAGTAAATCCAGCAGTTTTATTAACTGCTAGTTTTACAACATTTGTAGATGCATCAGACAAAGTTATGCTTGTAGGAGTATTACCTGAGCCTAGAGCGTTATACCATTGATAAGTTGCCATTGCTGAAGTATCTATTGAAGTAGGTGATACTCTCATTGATACTGGCATAACAATATCTGGGTATAAATTGTCGGCTGAACCTGTACCTTGACCAAAATCTACATATCCGGTTGATGCCGTTGTTACTCTAAAATAATACCTTTGGCAAGCAGCCAATTCACCTTGAATAGTTCCTGTTGCAGTTTGGAAGGCTGTGGCTGTTGAGCCTTGTTCAACTTGTAAACCCCAAAAATCAAAAGTATTTGATTGAATACCAATAGAACCTGTATTAGCGTTATATGTAGAACCACCGCTGACCCAAAAAATAAAATCTAAGTAACTAGTGTTTGCAGTTGTTCCTATTGTTTTTCCTGAAATTGAAGGAATAGTTGCAGTAATTGAATATCTAGCCCATGAAGTAGAAATTGTGACTTGATTCAAATAAGTTCTTACACTTGAAGAAGGTGAACCACCTGTACCGAAAACTTGCTCTATTTCTAGTGCAATTTTAGGTGTACCTGATGCGGCTTTAGCCCAAAATGAAATAGTTGCAGTTTGTCCTGCAAGGGTTCTTACATCTTCTACTGCTTGACCCATAACCGTATAAGTCCCTGCAAGTGTTTGACCAGTTGTTACAATTCTTCCGTATTGCTTGGCCTCATATCCTGTAACTGGTGCAGTACCAGGTGTAAATTGCTGAATAGAATAAGTGACAGTTCCAGAACCTGCATCATGATTACCTTTAATACGGTCTGCGAAAAAAATGCCAGAAGATGTGCTTGAACTAAAGTTTCTTTGATTCACAAAATAATTGCCATTGATAAACTTATTCTTGCCAGCAGTATAAGCAACGCTTGAGCCAAGCAAGTTAATCGTGCCAGTAATATCATTGACATCCGATGCGGAATAGACATCTCCATTCGCATAAGTCGTTTTCATTGGCCAGCCTGTTGCCATTAGCACACCTCTTTCATAGGGTCAATTCTAGTACATAACATCGAGTAAAGGCTCCTGTGTGGTCAAAGTAGTTAGCCATGAATTAGGGGTTATATCGTGGGCAATTCCTTGACATTGCAAAGTCTTAGTGATGGCAGAAGTACCAGGTTGTTCATTGGTAATTTGCATGGTGTCGAAATAGTCAAGTCCGAGAGCTGCTGCGACTCCTGCGCCATATGCCAAAGTCACAAGATCGAGGGTAATGGCATCGATGCGGATGGTCGTATCTTTTCGAGTCTGAACATAAGCCGTGGCTAAGCTGAGGGCATTAGCATCTGTCTGCATCAGTAATTGATCAGCTGTAACGGCGTGAGTAAAGAATGCTGCAATCGATGTAGCATCCTGATAATTCTGAGCAGTTCCACCGATTCGAGTAATAGTCGCACTATTGACGATTGTTTTATCATCGTGAGCAAATTGGATATTGAAATAGTTGATGCCTGTTCCAGTCTGATTGAAAACTACAGGTGACTTAGATTGAGCATCGTAGACAAATTGACGATTCTTGAATACGGCGTTTCCAGCCTTGTCAATATAGAACGCACCCTGCTCCGTAAATTCAGCAGTCTGAATAGCCGCAAGAACCGTTCTAAGAGTTCCTGGATCTGCCTGACAGGTCGTATTGCCAGTCTGAATGGAGCGCTGAGAATTTGACCAACCGACCATGCTAAGAATGCGACCGATGCGAGTACCGGTATCTTCACCTGCAACTGCACCTGTGACTGTTGTTACATTAGAGTTAAAGAATAAGCGGAAAGCATCGTAACAAATGAGATCGACGTATCCCACTTCCTGATTCTTTGGGTAACTGTATTGGTACTCGGTTATATAGCCAGCAAAAATTGGATATAGAGTTCCCGAGTAATTGGCTTGAATCTGAATCTTGCGAAGCGGTTGAAGATAAGGATAATAAGGCGATGCCGTGTTCTGTGGATTCCAGTCACCATTTGGATCAACAATGCGGACAACTGACTGAGCAGATAGATACTTATCCTGCAATAGATTGCGCTCTTTGCGAGTATTTATTTTAAGCACAGAAGCTGAAACGTCGATGATATTAGGTACGACTGTTCCTAGTTCGGCATAACCTAATTGACCTGTACCAAGCACCATCACAGTTCCGAATGATGCACCTTGAGTAAGGTTAATCTTAACGATAGGGGTTGCTGGTAATGCCATTATACATAACTTGTGCTGTATGAGACCGGAATACCGGATGCCTGGTTATTGTATAAGCCCTGAGTAATAGCAGATACCAAATCGCGTTCAGTTGTAACAGATCCTGAAACATTGACCACAACCGTTGGAGATGTAGCACTTGCCATTGAGAATCCTCGAGTGCCTGATAGTCCTGGGATATCGCCAGGTGCGTATGGCTTTGGTGTGTAACTAGGAGACGTAATTGTCGATGCTGCCGCTGATTGAGATGCTGATAATGCTGCTGCGGCCATTGAATTGCCAATCATTGTCTGCCATGCGCCCCATGCAGCTAATGAAGCATCCATCGCTGCTGTAAGTTTCTTAGCGGCTTCTGCGGCATCCATTTCAGCTTTAATCTTGCCAGCGAGAGCGGCATCATTGTCATGAATTGCCAAAAGAGATAACAAGCGAAGTTGAGTCTCTCGATCTACGGCATTGTTCAAAGCGGCATTAAGTTCAATGCGAGTCAAATCAAATTTCTTCTTCAATTCTTCAAGAGCTAATTGATCACCGGTTAAAGTCAGTTTGCGAGTTGTGTTTGCATTGTCGATGGCTGTAAGAGAATTCTTTTCTTTAAGAAGTCTCGCCTCTTTAACTGCCTGTGCTCTTTGTGCTGGAGACTGCATTGGCACAAGTCCAGGAGTTCCAGCCTTAGATTTAGCACCTAATTTAGATAATAATCCAATAGGTGAATACTCCATGCTGGTTTTGAGACCAGTAATGAAAGCAGAGAATCCAGGAATAGACTTTAGTTTGCTTGCAAGTACACCGATGCCAACGATGACGTTACCGATTTGAGTGGCAAGTGCTTCCATTGCGGTGGTTGCTCCGCCGATTCCATCTTTACCAGCAATCTTTGAGAAGGTATCAAGTAAATCTTTTCCAATAATTTCTTTGGCGTTCTCGGATGCGACAGCCAATTTATCCATTTGACCTGCATAACCTTGAGCAGCTGAAAGAGCTTGACCTTTGAACTTAGAAGTTAATTCAGCGGTAATCTTGTCCATATCGCCGGACTTGAGTGTCGCTTTAGATAAGCCAGCGCCTAGACGACCTAGCGCGGTTGTCTGCCCTGAATATCCTTTAGCAAGAGCGATGGAGACACTTTGTAAATCTCGACCAGTACCGGCGGCAATATCGAGAGCTAGATTGAGAGCCTTTTCTGACTTTGTAACATCACCAGTAGCGGTGACAAGTGTTTGAAATGCTGGACGTAAATTGTCATCGATTACGCCATAAGTCTTTTCAAGATCTGCAATAAAGGATTTAACTTCTGCACTTCTGAAAGCGTTGCCTGTATTAGCCAAAGCCACATTGAGGGCATTGACGGATTTCTGATCAGCTGCGAAAGCCTTAGCAGACTCTTTGGCAAAGGATATAAGTTTCTGAGTTGAGTAAACGGCAAGGAGTTGTTTACCAAGTTTCTTGACTGACTTCTCTAATCCTGACGTGGATTTTTGAGCGTTCTTGAATGCCTTATTGCCGGTGAATTCGGCTGCAATATCTATGACTACATTTGCCACTAGAAATCTGCCATCCTTGCCTTAAATAGTTTATCGGCTTTCAAGATTGCCTTGATTACGCCGTCCTGAGCCGCTCCACGGTCGTTATCGTAGGCTTTGTAGATAAGACGCCCACGTTCTTTGCCAGTGCCCTCTAATGGCTCGAGAGCCTCTATAAACTGCCTTCCAGCATTAGGGTTACGAGACTTTGAGCGAGATGATCCACCAGGATTCTTGCGACCAGCAGTTTCATAGATAGCACCAGCAGCTGAACGGTTACGGATTTGAGCCAATGATCTAAATCCTCGAGAGTTCGGCTTTGATGGAGTTGTCTTGTATCCAATACCAGCAATTATTGGTTTAGAATCAAAAGCAGGAAATTTGCTATTGGTATTTGTCCAGCCGGATAAAGGAGACTCAAAAGGAACATAACCCTTAGCCGCTCGAACGACAGGCTTTAAGAATGAACCGATTTCTTTAGGCAAAGCCTTAGCAAGATCCGGTGAGTAGCCTTTGAGGGCTTTACGGAGATCAACGACGCCTTTGAGTGCGACTGGCATTCTTAATCTCCTCTGCTTCTTCTTTAAGTACCTGAATTAGACTCTTGATCATTACTTCATCAAGCTCTAATAATTGTTGAGGCGCAATCCCGAGCCTGACCGATAATCGTGCGATCAGGAAGGTGATCGAGTTGCGCCCTAGTCCAAAGGGTCGTCCTCGACGACTTCGACTTTCACCAAAGTCTCGATGAACTTTTCTCCGAACATTGGAACTGTTTCACCCGAACGTCGAATACATTCCCAAGCAAGCCAAAAGATATCGCTTTGCTTCATATCTTCATTGAAAGCTGCGTAGAAGCCTTTCTTTGCATAGATCTCGAAGCCGTACTGAACTAGCGGAGTGAGTGGATACTCACCAACTTGTCCATCAACCCTTGTTACCTTTATCTTTGCCATTTTTAGCCCCTTAGTTTGTTATTAGAATGTGCCGGATGTTGTCTGTACAACAGTTGAGTTACAAGTAAATGTAATTGAAGATGATGATACATCACCAACAGCACCGTTTACTGGTGTGAGGTTATTTACCAAAATGCTTACTGTGTATAGAGGGTTTGTTGCTGATACTGCTGTTCCCTTAACTGGAAGGATAACTGCTGTAACAGTTGTGCCGTATGCAGCTTGTAGAGTTGCCAATACGTTAGCTGCTGCAAAGTCATTGAGGAAGTCGATTGTAAGAGTGCTTGCTTCCAAGCCTTTTACGAACTTGTGTGAAGAGTCACCCATTGCTGTAACTTCAACTTCATCGAAAATTTGTGAAAGTGTTGCTGAAGTGACGTGATCTGAAATATCAACGGAATTGATCTTCACTCCGACATTGTTTTGTAGAAAAATTGCCATTGGCTATTCCTTATCTTCTT